GAACAAATGAAAATGTTCTTGACAAGAGTCGGACTTAACTCTAAACTAGTAGTAACAGGTGATGAATCACAATCAGACCTACCTCGCTCGCAAAGAGGAGCATTTGGCTCCTGCCTTGAAAAGCTTGATGGTCTAGAAGATGTTGGGATTATTCATTTGAAAAAAGAAGATATTATAAGGAACTCGTTGATTCCTTTGATAATTGAGAGACTTGATATTTAGGAGAATTTAAATATGTCAGATGTTAATTCCGTGACGCTTTCAGGGCGTCTCACAAAAGACCCAGAGCTTCGCCAAACAAAAAGTGGTGCTCAGGTAGCCTCGTTTAGGCTGGCTAATAACTTAGCTAAAAAAACAAACTTCTTTGATGTTAGTTTATGGGGACGTTCTGCTGAAACGCTTAGCCAATATGGCGGCAAAGGCAGTTGGATTTCCGTAACGGGGAGACTCGAACAGGAGGAGTGGGAAGATAGAGAGGGCAACAAACGCACTAGCTATCGTGTCAGCACGGAAAACTTCAACTTTTTAGGCGGCGGCAATAAGTCTGATGGAGAAGAAGGTGCAGTAGCTGCTGGTGCTGGTGCCGGTGCTGAGGCTCAGACATTAGAAGACAGTGGAGTTCCATTCTAACATGCCTGAGTATTCGTATAGCTGCGACCCCCAAGAAGGGGGTTGCGGCCATACTTTTTCTGTAATCCAATCTATGTCTGATTACAAGAAGCTGAAGAAGTGCCCTGTGTGCAAAAAGCATAAACTAATAAGGGACTACTCTTTAGACAATGTATCTGGCAGCGTGAAGGGTTCAGGAGGAGCTAAAACAATTGGACATTTGGCTGAGCTCAACTCTAGCCGACTAAGTAGTGACCAAAGAGAGGTCATGAAAAAGAAGCATAATGAGTATAGAGAAAATGCAGATAGCCTTCCCGTTAAAGGCGAGAGACTAAAAAAGAACGCTGAAAAACCTTGGTATAGAAGTGACAATAATGTTGCTGATATGACGCCAACTCAGCAGAAGAACTATGTTAGGACAGGTAAAAAAAATGGCTAGAATAAATAAAAATGATGTAGATAAGGCTATATTCAAGCCTACCAAAGAAGAAAAGAACGAAATTCAAGACAAGGATGAAAGAGGTGTTGTAGCCTATACAGCCCTACTAAAAGAAGTAGAGGAAGACTCTACTGACGCCTATGCAAAACAAGTTCAGGTCAATGACAAAGTCTATTACTATGTAAAACAGGATACCTATGGCCGCCTCTATGACCCTAACGGTATGTATTCTGAGAACAGGCAGCAGAAGCAGCTCAGACATGCGGGTCGTCCAAACTGGGTCTTTAGAGATGTTGAAAAAAAGGTTTACGATTATTACTTAAAGTTTCTTGAAACAAAAAATGGTGCTTGGCTAAGCAATGCCGAGAGGGAGTTGGTTTAATGGCTAAAGGAAGACTTTCAAAACAAGAAAAGTACATCATAGAAGGTATGCTTAAAGATAATTATAGCACATCTGACATAGCAAAGGAACTCGGAAGAACTGAGAAGACAGTTCAGGCCCATGTCGGAAAAACTCAGACCACCATCAAGAAAAAGAAAAAGGCAAAAAAACAAGAGCCTCCAAAGCCAGCTAAGGCAAAGGACTTGATGGTAAATATAACAGCCGCAAAAAAAAGCAAAGGGGTCAGCATAATGACTGAAGCGGCATCTCAAAGAGGCGACCTGAACAGCAATTCAAACACCGTCTCTAGAACAGCAAAGAATGCAATCTACAAGATAAACGACAATGAGTAAAAAATATCCTTCTCGATATTCAAATGGCAAAAAAATTAGTGCCGCTCAATATATAACAGAGTTCATATGCGAAAAGATGGCTCAGAAAAACAAGAAGGAGCTGCCTCAGAAATTCTGGGACTTACCAGAATGGAAGAAGGATTATAAGTCTCAACTTTTTGCGGCCTACGGACTCTTAAAAATATATGATGATGTTGCTATAATAAAAGCCCTTAAGTCTAACAGGGCTTATGGAATATATTCTTTAAGAGCGCCTCACCTAGACGCAATAATAAAAGAAGAGCAGAGAAAGCTTGACATAGAAAGGGCTAAGCCCAAAACCTCAGACATTAAAAGAGCTGACACAAAGTCAAAGCCCAGAGAAGCTAAAGTAAAGAAAACAAATCTTGGTAAATTAAGGGAACTCGATTTTTGAGCAGCACAATAGAAAAAGACATTATTAAACAGTTCGGTTCTGGAATCATGCGTTCTGGTTCTGCTGTTATTGATTCAGAACTTTTGGTTATACCAGTGTCACCTTCTCTAGATGTTGTCCTTGGGGGAGGAATTCCAGAAGGAAGTTTTATAACCTTTACAGGTCAACCAAAGTGCGGAAAGACTACAACATCTCTACACTTCGCAGCAAAATGCCAAAAGAAAGAGTATGGTGGTGAGCTATGCCCAGAAGGTAGACATGTTTACTTCTTCAATATTGAGGGAAGGCTTAAGAAAAGGGACTTAGAAGGAATCCCAGAATTAGACTTAGATAGATTCCATGTAATTGGTTCTGAACCGGGAAGGATTCTTACAGCTGAAAACTTTCTTTCCATAGCAGAAAAAACCATCAATGAAGTTCCGGGTTCTGTTGTAATATTAGATTCATATTCCGCACTTTGCACAGAAGCTGAGATTACATCTTCTATGGACAAAATGCAGAGAGCAGACGGAGCGAAATTATTAGCAAAGTTTTGTAGAAAGATTGCAAATGTCGTTCCTGTGAACAGAAATCTGGTAATAGGAATTACTCACCTGATGGGCAATCCTACTGGCTACGGAGCAGAATTTAAAGAAAAGTCTGGTCAAGCTGTAGCCTATCAGGTTGATGTAAAACTTAGGGCCAAAAGATTTTCTCCTTGGGAAATACAAGACACTCAAATTGGGCAAAAAATAGATTGGCAAATCGTCACATCTGCGTTAGGCCCTCCCGGAGGTAAAATAACAAGTTACCTTAGATATGGAGGAGGAATAGATGAGGAGACAGAACTGGTGATTCTGGGCTCTGACCTAGGCTTGATAAACAAGGCTGGAGCTTGGTTTAAATTTGAGTTTGTAGAAGGGGACGACAAGCCTAAGTTTCAGGGCGCTGAGAAATGCAGAATCGAACTATGTAAAAATCCAGAGACAAAAAAACTACTAATAGAATCCATTAACAACATGTTGGGAATATGAGGAAAGTAATTGACTTAGAGAATATAAGCAGTAATTGGAAAATATCGGGGCACATACCAAACAACAATGATGGCAGAGCTCGCTCAAAATACCATCTAAAAGCGAGAAATCTGCTAAGACAGACTTTTCCCACCTGCCAAATTCTCGAAGAAGTTCCTATTAAGGTACGCAGAGCAGAGACTCTATATCTAGACTTCTTTATTCCTCTGCATGATTTGTGCATAGAGGTGCACGGCGAACAACACTACAGGTTCGTGAAGTTTTACCATAAGACCAAGCTGGGATTTGCCCAAGCAAGAAAAAGAGACAAAAAAAAAGTAGAGTGGTGTGGACTTAATAATATAGGCGTTGTAGAATTACCGTTTAATGAGGACGAAAATGGCTGGAAAAAAAGAATTGAAAACCGCTAAAGAACAGCTTGAGAAATGGGATAAAATTCTAGACGAATACGAGCTCTCTGTAGGTCTCCCTAACTTTATATCCAACTATAGCAACTATGAGGCTACCTCCTACCTTCACATGAATAGGTCTCAAATAGAAAAATTGAGCCCTGAGGATTGTGGAATGGCAGCCTTGATACTGAATGAGCTTTCATTTCACGTACAACGCGCCTATAATAGAGAGATGGCTCGGGTAAACTGGGCCGATGAGAACATCAAAGAGGTCGTAGCGAACGAAGTGGGAAATTACAAGGGGTATTCTTATCAGGAAAGATTGTATCAGGCTGTAAAGAACAACGAGCACGCCAGAACTCTTTCAAGAATTAAAAAGTACGCAAAACAAAGAGCCGATAGGCTCGGCTTCCTTTCCTCAAACATGGGCAAGAGGGCCGATATATTTCTATCCGTACAAAGGTCTAAGAGGTATACAAATGTTGGATAAAGAAACACAAGAAGCGCTTGAAAGCTTAGATGAAAACGATGCTTTTAAGGTTAGCAAGATGATTCAGAAGTTGGCTGGCAAAAAAAATAAGTCAAGAGCAAGGTCTAGTTCAGATGACTTTGTTCATAAAATAGAAAGAAACAAAACTGGTCAGAGCACAGGCTCTTCAAAGAAAACTGAAAAGAGAGAAAACCTCTTTGAATCAATGCCAGAACGACATGAGCACAAAGCTGACTCAGAAATAGATAAAAGACTTGCTGTCCTACCCCCAACAACAAGAGACAGAGGAGATGGAACAGTACAAGTAACATGCGACTCTTGTAACAGACAGAGCAACGTCTCTTCCATTCTGGTTTCAGACTCAGGTCGCTATATTTGCAATGGTTGTCAAACAAGAGGGGCTAGAGGCTAATGGCAGAAAACTTACTTTCAGACCCCTCGGCAGAAAGGGCAGTTCTCTCGGGTGTCTTTAACTTTGGTAATGATGCTTACTTTGATGTGTCAGATATCATAACAGAGAAAACATTTACTATCGGGTCAAATGCCGTTATATATAAATGTCTTAAGCACCTACTAGAGTCAGACGTAAAGTCTATAGACATACCAAGTATTTGGTCTGCGGCATCGGAACTTAATCTTAACCATGTCTTTGACAATAGAGATGAAGTAAAACACCTAACAGCCGTCACTAAGTTTCCGGTTCAGGTTGAAAACGTAAGAAGGTTTGCTGCCAAGATTAGAAAGCTTGAAATAGCAAGGCTGCTCGAAGCACAGCTAGAAGGAGCAAAAGAAAAGCTAGTAAAAATTAATGGCGACGAAAGCATATCTAGTATATTTGGTATAGCTGAAGACGCTATTTTTGATTTTAGCTCATTACTGGGAGACGGCAATGACACCCCAGAACTTCTGGGTTCTGGTATTGAGGAATACGTAAAATACTTAGAAGAAAACCCATGTCAAACGATGGGGATATCCACTGGCTATCCCGTTTACGACCAAGCAATTGGAGGGGGTTTGCGAAGGGGTACTGTCAATATAATCGGAGCGAGACCCAAGGTCGGAAAAACTTTGTTATCCGATAATATTGGTATGCACATTGCCTCTGAGCTAAATATTCCTGTCCTTAACCTTGACACAGAAATGACTGCAGACGACCACAAACATAGGTCTCTTGCCATGCTCAGCGAGGTTGCGATTAACGACATTGAAACCGGAGCCTTTGGTAACAACCCAGACAAGAAAGATAAAGTTTACAAGGCTGCCGAAAAAATAAAAGACATGCCCTATTATCATAGGTCGATTGGAGGAATGGCTTTTGAGGAGCAGTTATCTGTAATAAGAAGATGGTTGGCCAAAGAAGTAGGGATTAATGACGACGGAACAGCTAAAGAATGTGTGATTATTTACGACTACCTGAAGCTTATGACTTCTGATTCTATATCTAACAGCTTGGCAGAATTCCAAGTTCTTGGATTTATGATGACGGG